CGGTTCAGCGCTTCTTTTGTCATTGGGATAATGACAGCCAGCTTTTTAGCCGTAAGCGTTACCTGCGCCCAGGTTGGCTTGCTGGTGCTAATACGCTCACCTTCACCCACCCAGTAAGCGCCCGGACCATCGAGCAACACCGGGATTTTCTTTGTGGCCGTTGTCATTGGTTCTAGCTGTGCCAGCTTCATAATGGAAGAACCACGAATAACATCTTTGATGATTTCATTCGACGTTTCTTCCGGAATAAGACCCGTCAATTCGTTACTTAATTGCGCTCCAGTACCATTAAAACGCTGCAGATTCATTTTTATTTTTAATTTATACATAACCGTTATCCTCCTTAAATTCGCTGCATTTTGCGCAGGTCTGAAATATTAGGGATGCTTGTTTTTGTATTGCTCGGCGGCTTCTGTTCTGGCGTTTGACCTGTAGGCTTTCCATCCGCCTTCAACCAAGGTTTAGCTGCAACCAAATCACTGACATGCTTATCGATGTTTTTGATTTTTCCGCCATCTGTTACTTCTACTTTCGACAGGTCAGCCAGGCGAATCGCATCGGACAGTTTTTCCGGGTCAATCCCCTGTTTAATGGCTTCCAGAATAAATGCATTCTCCACCCGTAGGGACTGGATTGTGCTGTTTGCTGTTTTTAGTTCCGCATCCCGCTCTGCAAGCTTGGTTTCTGCTGTTTTATTGGCTTCCTCCTTTTGTTTATGGGCCTCGATAATTCCCTTCAAATCTTCTGCTTTCTCAATGCCTAACGACTTCAAATAATCGGTGACAGCGCCCTGCAAAGCTTTGTCATAGTCCTCTTGCGTCTGGAAAGACACTGCAGGTTGCTTATTTTCACTGCCTTGGCCTCCATTGTTTTGACCACCTGCAGCTGCTTCGCCCTTACCACCTCCGTTACTACCAGTTCCGGCACCTCCGTCTCCGCCTTGGCCTCCACTTCCTCCCTCACCCCCTTCGCTGAATCTTTGAATGTTAAACATCCAGAATTTCTTCATCTTTTCTTTCTCCTTCCTTATTCAGTGATTTTTAAAGAAACATGCCGCGGGTACTGCTCAGCGACTGCCTGCAGCCCAAGCAAAGCGGTTTGCATAATAGCAGAAACAGCAGCGCAAACAATGTCTTTGCCATGTTCCGCGTAATTGGAATGCCCTACTGCCTCTATCTTCATTTGACCATCAGCCATTTTCGCTGTGATATGAATCAATTCACTTCCCCCTTTTAAGACAATAAAAAAACACCCGTTTGATTGGGATGCTTGTTATGTGGCTATTCCCTTTTCTTTTGCCCATTCTTCATACGTTCGAGCTTTTGTATATCCGCTCTCTTTTCCAAACTTATACGCACGTTCACGCTCAAGACTTTCTAGCACTTTCGATTTCATCACCGGCCGCCAGTACGAACGACAATTCGGGTGATTTGGGATTCGTTCTCCCTCTTTCCCCGGATTTGCCGGTGTATCATAATCCAACGGGAACTTTTTTCCATCGACTTTGCGACACACCTTAGAGGTTTTGGTATCCAGCGTGGCGCAAAACTCTTTTGCTTCGATAATGTCGCTGTTCGCCTGGTATGCCAGACTTTGTCCCTGAGCTGCAGCTCGGTTCAATTCAGTGCGTGCCAGCCGGACTGCATTGGACCAGCTTTCCGTTGTGCGAATCATGATTTCCTTTGACGTGCGTGTAACGCCCCATCCCTGCACAGAAGCACGGGTAATAACATCCTCAATAGCAGCAGCTAAAAGGTCGGTTCTGAGCCTGATTCGCTTGGAAAAATGCCGCCCTTCCCACTTATGCTCAACCGCCGCTAATATCATCGGGCCGTTTAGCATCGGTACGTTTACCGAAACCCCAAAGTCCTCCTCGATAAAGTAGAGGTGATGATATAAACTTCGCTTGTATTCTTCCCCCCATACAGCCCGTAATTGTGCTTCTTCCTGCGCACCAAGGTCGAACAGAATCTTTTGTATCATCTGCATAATTTGTTCAAGCTGAATGGCACTGTATAAGAAAGAAGGATATTCCTCGTTTGTTTCGGCATGCTTTGCATACAGCATGGCCACTTCCTTAATGATGCTGCTGGTTACACTGCCGAAAAGTTTTTTCAGACGAGTCGCGTATGTAGCAATGCGCTTTTCTAAATCAATCTGATACTGTTCTTCCCGGCTCATGCTGTATCACCCAGTAAGCCATTCTCGTCCTCATTCTCTTCATTATCCACGGCCAGCGGGTCCATTAAAGCCATACGCCTTTGCGCTTCTTCTTCCTGTTCGGCTAGTAACTTCTTACGTGATGCCTGAGGATCGTCAACAAACGGCAGTAATGCCAAACGTTCTTCATGCGATAACTCGCCTATTAACTTCGTGACGATATCGACCATCTCTACAATGTTGACCGGCATGTTCTTGCTGAACTTAATATCAATGTCCTGATAGTTCCACTGCTTTCTGTATTTCATATTCAGCATGCCCGTAAGTATCCGCAGTCGATTTCGCAGTCCCTTGCCATACTGCCGCATTTTAATTCCGGCTTTAATATCTGCATGATAAAAGATGAGTTTTAATGCAATGCCAGATGGCGCATTTCCCACCTGATCCGGGCGAAGATGCGGCGTACCGGATTGGTCAAGCAAAGACTCTATTAATCGGTTAATCGTATTTTCCTCATGTTGATCCTGTAAATCCCATGTGATCGGTACCGCTTTGCTACCCACAAGAACATGGGAAGTCCAGAACATCTTTGCGAGATATTGCCGCTTTCTCTCTACGTCGGTAATCAGATTGCCCTCTTCGTCATAGAGAATCAACTCATCCAAATCAAGGTCTTCAAACATGATTTTGGGGTTCTTAAAATATTCCTGTACATTGACCTTTCCGGTAATGGCTTTGTTAATCGCATCAAACAGGTTCTTTAAATCAGCAAGGTCGCCCATTCCCTCAATCATGCCATCATCCCGCGCTGCCTGATGCTTACGTGGACGATTCACGTAATGCGTCCAGGGAACAACCGGTTTGGGTTTCACCTTTCCATCCTGACCCGTCACGAGCACTGTAATCTTATGAAGATAAGGATTATCCGGGCGGGAAGTATCCAGCACAAGGGATTCCCCTTCCTGCTTTAGATAACTAATTTCATGCTCATCATATACTTCGACACGGAGCTCGTTTCGTTTGGCCGCATCATTCCACACGTGATAATAGCGAATGACCGCAATAAGCTTGGCTTTTACCGTTGTATCATAAACAGCTATGCATTCGTCTGCCGTAAACGGAGTCATACAAATCTGGCCATCTTCATCAAAATAATAGTATTCGAACACTTCACCATCGATGGAACCATTTTCAATGAGTTCGTACGTACTGCTTTCTTCATCATTATCAACGAATATCGCCTGTAGCTTTTCAACAAACTCATCCAGCCCTTCTTTTTCCGCGTTTGGCGCATAGCGAATCGGATTGCTGGCAATATAAGACGTACTAAAATCAATAATTTTCCGTGCGAAGTTCACAACAATGCGGTTATTTGGCTTCCCTCTCTCTTCTGGCTGCTTCAGGATGTAATGCTCGCCGTCTACATACTTCCGCATAACGGAGTAATCCCGCGTTTGATGCTTTCGAATTACATCGAGCACCCATTTCCATGTGTTATTTTCTTTGTTTTCCTGATAAAACTGCTCAATCAGCATCGTTTGCATGGCTTTTCACCCCCTCTATGCAGCAATCTTCCACGGAATCATGTTAAATCGCTTAACCAACAACTGATGGAACGTTTTACTGTTCCATACAAGGTAACGCAGTGCGTCCATTGCGTGATCATCCCCCTCAGGGATTTCCGCTTTGTCCCCTGTCGCGTCTTCCGGGTATCGATAATTCGTTAATTCCTGTATTACCTCTTTCAAATGATCACTGATAAAAATGTTTGGCCGTCCATTATCCGATTTCACCGGAAACAGCGAAGCAACGGCGCGTAGCCCCTCTTTCAAATGCTTCTGCGCGGCCTTGGCAGGCAATCCATTGGTCAGATATGTTTTTATATTGCTTGGGTTCTCAGAGTCACACCAAAAACGAGAAATGCGCCATTTCTTCATCAACTTTTTATCCTGTTCAACCCAGCAATCAGACGAACCAGGAATTAAAATCTCCATTCCCGGTTTATAAATCGCATCGACAATCCAAAGCTCGCCGTTTGCGGTCATGGCACCCACAATGGTCGTGCCAGGATTAGAGAAGCCCCAGTCCTTCCCGGCTTCAATGTGGACGAAATCACCATTTTTAAATTTCTCTTCACATAGCTGACGCGGAACCACATGAATAGAGCGATTAAACTCTTCGAAAACCTGCCCAAAAAACACATCAAACCGGGCATAAATCTCCCGGTCTACGTATCGCTTTGGCATGGTTTCAATCATGCGTTGAATATTCTTCTGTAGCTCCGGCAGCGGATTATCTTTACTCGTCCAGTAAAAATTTTTCCATTCCGGATCGTTGCGGTAATCGCCCGGTTCGCCGCCAGCATCCGTATACTGGCCGTTGAGTACCACATCCTCATAAAACCAGTTCATTCCCTCCGGCGTGGTTGTCCATATCGTCCAGCCACCTTTATCGGCAAGTGCGTATGATAAATATCCGGACCACGTTTCCTCCTTCATCTTACTGGCCTCGTCCAACCAGGCACCGTCCAACCCTTTACCAACCAGTGTTTTGGGATTGTCAGCGGACTTAAACTGAATGAGGATATATCCTTTCAACCATATCCGGTTCTTGGATAGGTCCCAGCTTTCAAGCATTTCTTCCGGAATTACACAGGATAATTCCTCTTGCTGAATTTCGGACATGGAATAAGTCGGTGCCACACACCAGTATTCCAGGCGCGGTTTGGGCTTTTTCATCAGCTTTAGATTCTTCGGCGGCTTGTACGGTAGACCTTTTCCTTTTTCGATATCCTCCAGAATACGGTCGAAGAACTTACGCGCCCCTACATTCGTTTTTCCACCACGGCGGCCACAATTCAGCACAAGGTTCCTGACGTTAGATTCCATAACCTCAATCTGCTTGGCATGCGGTGTCCAATCGGCAAAAGGATTAACTTCCAGAATGATCATCTGTCCACCTCCGTACGACAATTTGTGCAGGCCGCTCATCTTGGTCTGATTTCTTCAAGAGATGGAGCTTCTCTTTCTCTATCGCCAATCTTTCATCGACAATGCCCCGCTTATAATCTGCTTCAAGCATCTCATGCTTCTGCTTAATTGCTTTAAGTAACTTATCCGTAACACGGGTAAGAGCCTCTTCGATGTTAAGGATATCGTCGATAGCACGGAACTCTGTCTCCTCAATCTCTGTAGTAACCAGTTCTTCACGCTGCACTGGTACAACTTTTGTCTGCCCGCTCTTTTCATCATGCACCGTAACAGCATCCTTTACCTTGCGTAACTCCTGCAGAACACGCCGCTGTTTCTCTGTCAGGCCGTTCTCCTTTTGCTTAATACGTTGCATCATCCTGTGCTCGCGCCAGGACAATTCTCGGATTTTTAAATCGATTTGAACAAGCGGATCCGTAGGAATGGCAGCGAACCGTTCCTTTTCTTCGTCATCAAGTAAATCCAACATTAAGGATTCGTACTCGCCAGTGGTTACGGCATTTTTATTCCCTGGCGGTGCGCCACCGCCACTGTTTCCTACAGCCCGTTTGTTCCCCGGTGGAGCGCCACCATTATTCCCTATTGCGTTTTTATTTCCAGGTGGGGCTCCTTTCCTTTTGGAACGTTTCGTATTTTTTAGAGCGTTCCGTTTTTCTGATTGGAACGTTCCATTTAATCTTTCTTCCCAGTTATCTTTGTTCTTCCATCCTCGGACCGTTCCATCAGCTACGCCTAAAGCAGCGGCAATATCCTTTAAACTTAACGTTCCGCCACTCTCTTTCCACATTTCAAACGCTTTTCTTCGATTCGGATTTCTTTCTCGTCCCACTACATTTCACCCACCTCCATAATCTGGTTTGAGTTGAGTTTGTTTTTATAAGTCATCTCGCTGCAGCTCCAAATCAATTTCAATCAATTTCTTCAAATCATCGACCGTTTTAATTTCAATCCTGCCTTCCTGGAAGTCTTTCACCCAGCGTGCAATACCGGCATGGATGATTTTTCGATACTTTGACTTCGACTCCATAATGCTTTCCATCGTCTCTATTTCATGCTGCAGCAACAGATTTTCCCCATCATTAAAACAGGAATATTCGTTCGTATTTTTCATTGAATATACCCCCGAGTTCCATGTAAAATGGAAACAGGATAGCAGCTTTCCCTTCCGTGGCCACGGTGTTCTGCTATCCTTCGTCGGGGGTGTACCCGGCATCTTATCAGGAGGGCGTTTGCAGCGTCCTCCTTTTGCTTTTCAGGCGCTATGCCACTTCATCGATGCGAGAAACGAGTATCGGCTCAATACCGGTTGCTTCGTAGAATCGCTGCTTAATCACATCACAAAATACCGGGTCCAGTTCAAGCGTCCGGCATTCACGTCCCATCTGTTCGCATGTCATAAGCGTCGAACCACTGCCACCAAAGAAGTCCACAATAATATCTCCTTTCTTGCTGCTGTTACCAATCGGAATGGCCAACAAATCCAACGGCTTCTGCGTCGGATGAACGTACTTCGTCACATCGCCACGCGACACTTCCCATACGGTTTCCGGTTCAGGAATCTCAACCGGTAGCCCGGCCTTCCACACCGTCATTTGCTTTCGATCGCCATACCAGGCTGGCGCTTTCTCTTTGATGTGTGCATAAAATACTGGCTCGTGCTTATATCGGTACTGTGCCCACCCAAAGCTCGGTGCGTTTTTCACCCAGATACACTGTGAACGCGTTACAATTCCAGCGGCATTCATCGCGTTCTCAAACTCTCGCTGATAGGAAGACGGGTGAAAAATATAA